CTGGTGATTGGAAAATCAAACAAACATATGATGAAGGTGTAGTACTTCGTGAATGTCAACGTATGCGTGACAGCATGGAGGAAGGTAGAATTCATGATGGTAAAGCTAAAAAGATTGCCATGATACCACGCCATAGATTTGCTACTGACTTTGAATTGATGCAATATCAACAATGTCAAGGTAAAGATAATGTAGAAGCAGCTAAATGGCTCAATATCTGGTTGGCTAAAAACCCTGAATTCCGTACTACCAATACAATCTACTCTGAAAACACAGGTAAAATTATTAAATCTACAGCCAAATATGGGGGTATTTAATGATTAGAGTACAGTCCATTATTGAGAGTATCTTATATAACTTGGACGAAGCGTACAATCGACAACATTCAAATAACGAATTAATTGATGCAATTAATACGGTGTTACGATATGTGAATTTGTCTTTAATCAATGTTGAAAGTTCTTATATTGCCAACAAGGTTAATATTAAACCAAGTAATGGTGTAGCTAAACTACCTAGCGACTTTGGTAAATTTGACAGTATTGAAGAAGATACAAATGATACATATGAAATCATGGGCAATAAGATTTATCTTAAAAATCCTACTACTTTAAAATACTATCGTATTATTAATGAAGTAGAAGATGTAACAGATGAGATTGACTTGCCTGCTATTTTGTTTGATATGTTTGTACGTTTCTCTACAATGTTATTAAGAAAAGAACCTGATAAAACTGGTGGTTCTGATGGTATGGCTAAAATGATTGCTGACGAAATTAAAAAAATGACAGCAAGCGATGCTAGTAGACCTATTGAACGACCTATGCAGTTCTATGTATAAGGAGCCGTAATGAAAGTAAAAGAAATGTTGATTTTGGCAAGACAACGACTTGGCGATATGCAAAAAACGGCATACTCTGATATTGAGTTAATCTACTGTTTGAACAACGCTATCGACCGCTTGTCTTATGAACTATACAATCAAAACGACCCAGAACTTACAAAGAAAATGACATTGAATGGTACACAGGAAACTAAACGTCCTGATGACTTCATTGCGTTTCAAGGTCAATTCCCTGTGGAATTTGAATACCGCACTGACGGTCCTATTATGAAACATCTTGACCCAGAGTTTGATGGGGAACTTGAAATTGTTTATTATGTAGCAATGCCTCATGTTAAAGGTTTGGAAGATGAAATTCCATTCAAACGTGTAATGTTTAATAAACAATTATTGCAATTCTTGTTATATGAAGCTAAACCTTCACTTGAAAAAGAAGGGCAAAATAGCAATACTACACCAGCTGACCAAGGCTAGGAGGTAATATGACAGTAAAAGAATTAATGAATAAAGCGGCATTACGAAACCGCTTATCTGATAGTATTGAAAGTGGGTATGATGACGATGAATTGATTGCATACTTTAACGATGCAATTAACTTTATGTGGCACGTCCTAATTGACAATAACTATTACGAAGTAATCGGAGACCATACATTTACAGATGAAATTACGCCAACTCCAGATGATTGGTACAAAGCTACAAATCAAGCTCCATTACAATTAATTGAGAGTGGTAAAAAGATTAAATGTTATGGTGAACTACCATACACGGCTAGATATTATAGACGACCTAAATTCGTAAATACAGTTAATGATGAATTGCCGTGGACAAATGAAGCATTCCCTAATATTCTTGCACAATTAACAATCGTATTTGCAATGAGTAATCATGAATTTGATATGACTGTAGAACAAGATTTTGTGGAGGCTATTATTAATTATTTATAGGAGGATAAATGGACAAACAGAATAACCTACCATCTACGATAAATGGTGATGGTCGTAAATTTATCTCCTTGCTTAAAGGGTATTTAAACGATATTAAGGCTTCTTTAGAAGACCAAATTAATGAAGCTACAAAGATTTGGAATGGTATTGCTGACAACCCTGATACTATATCTGAACAAGTCCGTAATATTACCATAGACGAACGCTCAGTTAATGGTAGTGTATCTCTCATTCTTAAATGGGATAGCACTCCTATCAAACAATATGCAGGCGTAAGTATAGATGTTAAAGTTGGTGATTTCCACGATACAGTAGACCAATTTGCTGACAAGCAGGTCCATCAACATTACGATACAGGCAAAACAAATATCTTTACAATACCAAACGTAGAGATTGGTAAAAAGTATGAATTCGTAATTCGTGGTAGAGATATTCGTAATGCTCTTTCTGAAAAAGCTAGAGCCCCTGTTACGTATTATTATGTATCTGAACAAACTCACGTTCCTGAAGCTCCATATGAAGCGACAGTAATATTTGATAAGCGTGGTGCTTATTGGTCATGGAAACAAAAACCACAGAATGATTACCAATGGACTGAATTACGTTTAGATGAACATGTTGGCGAAGAACATAACCGATTAGATTTAACAACTGATTGGCACTCTACAACTAAGCCATATACACGTGTTGGTACTGGCTATATTTACAATAAAGGTGTTGGTAATTCGTATTCAGTACCTGCTAAAGTAAACTATAGTAAAGCTGTACCAGCTAAACCGACACAGTTTGTTGTTAAACCAGTAATTGAAGGTCTTAATATTACTTTTGCTAGTATTCCAGAAGATTGTACAGGAGCTATTGTCTATGTTAATAATGAAGAAAACTTTGTGGTGGACAACAGTCTTAATTACCTCTGTTCTACTGGCTCTTACACTGTTAAGGTTTGTTACACTGATATTTTTGGTAATGGCGAAATGTCTGACCCAGTAACAATTAGTACTATTGAAGAAATACCAATTGAAATGCTTAATAAGGAAAAACTGGGCATTAATGCTATTAATCAGGGTATTACCGATATCAATAATGCTCGTAAAGAGATTGATAAGAAGATTGGTGGATTACAAACATCTCTAACTTCTATGAATGGTATTATTGATGCCAAGGTTAAAGATGCTAAAGATACTGCTGAAAGCAGATTGACTGCTACGGCTAACGCTATTAATTCAACTGTATCAAATAACTTTAATAATTTACAAACTAGTATTACGCAAGTAGCTAATAGTATTGAAGTTAAAGTTAAAGCAGGCGTTGACAAACTAACTGGTCAAGAGATTGTATCTCGTATTAACTTAGCTCCAGATACAGTAAGTATTTCTGGTAAGTATATTCATATTACTGGTCAAACTGTATTTGATAATGGTGTAATCGTTGCCAAGCATATTGGTGATAAAGCTATTGTTGGCACTAAGATTGCAGATGATACTATTACTACTGGTAAGCTAGTAGCCAATGCTATCACTGGCGATAAGATTGCAGCTAATGCAGTAACATCAGATAAAATCAAGGCAGGCTCTGTGACAGCTACTCAAATTGCAACTGATGCAGTAACAGCCGATAAGATTAAAACTGGCTCTGTGACAAGTGATAAAGTTGTAGCAGGAGCTATTACTGGTGACAAAATTGCAGCTAATAGTATTAGTGGTGATAAAATCCAAGCTGGGTCTGTTAGTACTAATAAAATACAAGCGGGTGCTATCACTGGTGATAAATTAAGTGTTCAGACGTTATCATCCATCACAGCACGTATTGGTGAATTGAAAACAGCTAATACTGGTGCTAGGACGGTTATTAAAGATAATCTAATTGAAGTGTATGATGGGCAAAATCGCCTAAGAGTGAGACTAGGAGTATTTTAATGGTATTAATATTCATTTGCACAATATGTATAATTATTGGAATTGTTGTGATGATAAAATTAAGGAGGCAAAAACACATGCCACAAGGAGTTGAAATATATAATGAAAATGGACGTAAAATATTATCAACAGAACATAGGCTTACTCGTTCGTTAATGTGTGTTCCTTGCACATCATGGACTGGTAGTGTTAAAATTACAGGCAAGCAAGATAATACCTCAATATACATTATTCCTTTTGTATCAGTCTTATATAATGGTCAATTCCCAACAACTAAATTTATTAAAACTTGGGTTAGTGGTGATATTGTATATTGGGAGTACACTCGTATCAATAATCATTTTTTTGATAATGACACGCTTGCTATTATCTTGTCTATAGGAGAATATTAATATGGGAGTTACACACTTAGAGGTTTACAACGATAATAACCAAGTTATTATTAATGACCAGTATCGAAATTTTAAATTATATGATATTGTCCCAAAGGTTGTTAGCGTGGACTTTAATACCAGAGTGGCTATCGACAATAATGGAGCAATGTACTTAAATTTTATTAAACCAATTAATGACGACTGTGTTATTGCGGCAGCATTTGGTCGTCAAACATGCACCGTTTATCCACATTATAAAAGGCATGCTCATCCTGAAAATCTAAACCCAGACCCAGCAGGTGTTGATTGTTATGTATTTGATAATTATATACCAATAGATGTAAATAAGAATAAAGCAGGGTTACAAATTTTTGGAGAAAATGGAGAAGTCTTATTTGACTCAGAATATCCAGCATTACGTTTATTAGACTATATTGATATAGATATAAATGTTTGTAAACCATTTCAAGACCCTAAAGATGAACGATATATCAAATTTGCGAATGATATTATCACCCGTTCATATGATGTAGAGTCTATTGCGGTGTGTTTGCTCAATGCTCCGCCATCTCCATTTGGTCCATCAGATGGTGTTTATTCAGCTGAATATTTATCTTATGGTGTATCAATCAAAAATGGCAACACACTAACATTAGGTGCGACTTACCAACCAGAAGTGACAAGACCTGATATATTAGCAGATGCTGGTATTGACTCAAGGTTACGATTATTGGTTGCCGATGTTAGTAATCTTAAAAAGTCATAATGTAGATAGGAGGTTTAATGATTGAAATAATGCTGCCACCACCAAAGGATAGCATTCTTTCCTATTTGTATCATAGTGCACCAGATAACGCTGTCTATGATATTATTTTCTGTATTTTAGCCGTAACAATTCTATTATTGATAGATATTCTATTACGTGAGATTGTATCTATTATCGAAAAATTAAACGAATTAGATGCCGAAGCCTTTAAATGGTTTAAGGAATTGCGTCAATTTATCAAAGACACTAAAGAGGTGATAAAATCTTGAAACGTGTTATTGAAATGTTAATGTATGAGAATGGGGGTTTATCCCTCACTCGTACAATTTCTGTTTTGTTTGTATTGCTATTTATTGGGGTTACAATTTACTTGGTATTCTTTGATGCTAGATGGGACCATTACGAAACACTTGCTACTATGGCGGCAGGTGGTGGTCCTATGACACAAGTTGCTAATAAATTAATCAACTCTAAATACAATTCAGGCATTGGAACTTATGAAGAAAGGAAAGGAGCTGAATAATGGCAAAGTTTAAATCTACTGTACCAGTATATGACATTACCGTCAATCAAGGCGACGACTATTCTTTGCAAATGGTTGTAAGCGATGGTCAAAATCAGCCTATTGATATTACTGGCTATACATTTGCTTGTAAAGTAAGAGAAACAGCAGAGAGCCAAGAAGTAATCGCAGAAGCAGAATGTGTAATTGCTGACGCCCCTAAAGGTGTCTTGAATATTAATTTCTCTTCTGAAGTTACTGGTAACATTGATACAGACGGAGAATACTACGGCGAAACTAATTCTTACTATTACGATGTTCAGCAAACTAATGTAAATGGACGAAAAGAACGCATCGTTCAAGGTAAGTTTATTGTAAGTCCGGGCATTTCTTTCCACTAGGAGGTATATATGGCTGATAAAATTATTAAAATTATACAAGCCTCTACTCCTAATATTACGATTAACCATAATCGTGATGGGAAAGATGGCAAAAACGGTAAAGACTTTAAATTCGAAGATTTCACTCCTGCACAGTTAGAGAAACTAAAAGGACCTAAAGGTGATAAGGGTGAAACTGGTGAAAGAGGTCCTGCGGGTAATGTAGGTCCACAAGGTCCTGTTGGTCCAAAAGGTAATGACGGTCAAGCAGGTCCTAAAGGGGCAGATGGTAATATCGGTCCTATGGGTCCAGAAGGTCCTAGAGGTTTAACTGGTCCAAAAGGTGATGCAGGTGAGCGTGGTCCTATTGGTCCAAAAGGTGAACAAGGTAATGTTGGTCCTGCTGGTCCACAGGGTTCACAAGGCATTCAAGGCGAACGTGGTCCATCTGGGCAAAAGGGCGACAAGGGTGATACTGGTCCTATTGGTCCTCAAGGGCTACAAGGTATTCAAGGTGTTCGTGGCGAAATGGGTCCCCAAGGTCCTCGTGGTATTCAAGGGGAACGTGGTCCTATTGGTCCAATCGGTCCTACTGGTTTGCAAGGTCCTAGAGGTGAACGAGGAGAACCTTTTAAAATTAGTTCTATCCAACCATCTGTAGCATCTGTACATAACAATGCTTCTACATTTTCTGAATATAGCCTAGTTATGGTTCGCTCTAATGATGCTGATAACGGTAAAGTATTCGTTAAAAATGGCAATGTAATGGAATATCTCATTACTATGTCTGGCGTTAAAGGTGATAAAGGTGATATTGGTCCACAAGGTCCAATAGGTCCAACAGGACCACAAGGTCCTAGAGGTGTAGATGGTCCACAGGGTTTACAAGGTAATGTAGGTCCACAAGGACCACAAGGTAACATCGGACCTAAAGGTGAAGCTGGTGAAAGAGGTCCAAAGGGCGATATAGGTCCTGCGGGTCCCAAAGGCGATAAGGGTGATAATGGTACACAACCAGAATTAACATTTACGCTAGCTGAAAATGGTGATTTGTTTGTAGACATTGCTTACTCTAACCTTGCTCCTAGTAATGCAGTTGCACCTAATGCTGTCAATACAAGTTTAACTAAAATGTATGATGTTATGTGGGGCGTAGCACAGGCAGGAGCCGCAGGCAATGGAAGGGGATATCTTGAATATAATCCTGCCACGGGCTTTGGCAAATTACACTTAGATATGAAAGTTACTGGTAATGGTTCTGGTAATGGTGGA